CTTTGCTAGTTCAGATTCAGGATCCCCCACGGGAAAAAGTCTGGTGGCATCCCTATGGGGAAAAGTGGCCCTGCCGGGCATTGCGGCGGATTGTGGACGCCGCGGGGATCCCAGCTCCAAAGAATATGCATGGCCAGTTGTTCCAGAAAATGCGGCGAACCTGCATCACGTGGACCGCTGTGGCCGATTTGAGCCTGGCCACGCGGGTGGCTGGACACGCTTCGCCGGATACAACCATTCGCCACTATGTGGACCCCAGGATGTTCGGGGCGATTCAACCCGTTGTTCCGCAAATCCAAATTCCGTCTGGTTAGTTACAACCCCGGCCGCTCTTGCCCATGTGTCAGCCGTGCAGCGGCCGGGGTCGTTTGTTTTTGTGCTTTACGCCAGGAATTGAAATCTGAGGAGGACAGAAGATGAGCACACTGGTCAGTGAACTGGAGCGAATTCGGCCCCGTCTGGAGGCGATCGCGCCGAGCGGATTGAACGTCCAGGCGGTGATCGAAAATGTTGTCTGGGTGGTTTCCCAGGATGAGTTCCTCAGCCGCTGTAGTCTGCGTTCGGTGGTGGAGGCGGTCACCGACGCAGTCGCGATGGGCCTGGACCCAAGCGGGCTGACGAATGAGGGGACGCTCATTCCGCACAAGACCCGATCCGGAGGGTTCCGGGCGGTCTTTGTCCCGGACTACAGGGCCCTCATCCGCCTGGCGATGGCCAACCCGCGGGTCTCGCACGTGGAGGCCCGGGTGGTCCGAGCCAAGGACGAATTCAGCCTCGATTTCGGGGCCCCGGAGGGGCGGATTGTCTCACATCGGCCGAATCTCCAGGCGGCGGATGCGGAGCCGATCGGGGCCTACGCGGTGGTTTGGTTTCGCGACGGGGCGCGGCCCCTCGTGGAGTGGATGGCCCGCGCGGAGATTGAGGCCAATGCGGAGCGGGGCGGCTCGTTCGGGAACGACAATAGCCCCTGGGAGACGGACTGGGGTGAGATGGCCCGCAAGACGGTGATCAAGCGGTTGCTCAAGTATATGCCCTTCACCAACGGGGCGAATCCCGGGGCGAACAGGGAGAGGGCATGCTGCCCTCAGGGATCCAGGGAGGGGAAGGAGGGCAAGGAGGAACCGCCGCTACGGGAATATGAGCAGGCGATTGCCGAGGCCACTCCGGAGACGATTGATCTCGTCATCCGCACGATTCGGGGGGATGACAGACTCGATCATGAGGAGAAGACCGAGCTTTTCAACCGGGCCGTGGAGAAGAAGCGTTCGTTGAAGACGGTGAGTCGTTAGATCGAGAAGGACCGGGAAACCAGGAAAAATCAGCCAGATTGAGGCGGAGGTGGTATGATGGAACGACAGGTTGTGATCTGTAGTCCGGGAGGCCGAGCGGACGGTCCTTGCGGCTGTTATGCCTGCCGCTTGCGGCGCTTATTGGATGCGGTGGCCGAGATGCGGCACGCGCAGCAAGAGTACTTTCGTACACAGTCACAATCAGCCCTGGACATCGCTCGCCGGGCCGAACGACGGGTCGATAAGTTGATGGCCGAGATGTGTGAGCCGCAGTTATTCTGAGCATAGGGAGCCGAAGCCATGTTGTCGATTGTCGCAGTTTGTACCAAGCCGGGGATATTTCAGAATTGCACGTGCCTGACCTGTCGTCTTTGGATTGCCGAGCGGACGATTGAGGAGGGGCGGGATCGTCTGATGGCATTGTGCGGGGATAGTTACACGGTGGATGCTGAGTCGGTTCGGGAGGTGGCGCGATTCTTGAGTGAGCAGTTGGCGTTTTTGGAAGAGGCTGCAAAGCGGGGGCGATGGAGAGGAGATTCAAAGGAGTGAGATCATGGGCAAGCTTGTTTTGTCACGGAGGCCGAAGGAGCGGGTGCTCATCTGTGTCGATCACACGGTGATCACCGTGACCGTCTATAAGACATCGGCGGGGAGTGCCAGCCTGGTGCTCGAGGCCCCGCCGGGGGTGCGGATTCTGCGGGAGGAGCTGGCGGCCCCGGAGCGGGGGAAACGGGGAGCCGGAATGATTGAGAATACACCCTAGATGGTGGAGTGTGATCAGTCTGGAGGACGTCCGGACACTGTCCGGACAAGTTCCGGAAAGCATGAGGAAGAATTCCGGCGTGCCCTAGCCGGCGAGTCCGGAGTACGGGAACCCGGAACGATAGATGGTGGAGTGTGATGGGTCTGGAGGATGTCCGGACATTGTCCGGACAAGTTCCGGAAAGCATGAGGAAGAATTCCGGCGTGCCCTAGCCGGTGAATCCGGAGTACGGGAACCCGGAACGATAAGGACGTGGTATGTCGGCGGATTTCATCTTGTTACGGACGACATTGCCGCAATGCCGCGAGGTGGTGATCTTGGCGGAGTTGTGTCGGTGCGAGAGCGACCTGATCCTGGGGCGGCTGGCGCGATTCTGGATCTGGGCAGATGCGGAGACCACTGACGGCGTTCTACCGGGCGTAACTGTGGACATGCTCGTGAGAGCCCTCCATATCCCGGAGGCGTTTTTTACGGCTCTGGTTTCTGTAGGCTGGCTTGAGGTCCACGAGTGGGGCCTGCAAATTCCGAACTGGGACAGGTGGTTCTCGGACTCAGCAAAGGCACGCTACGGCGAGGTCATTCGCAAACGGCTACAGCGGTCAGGATGTGATCCCCCAAAAGTTGTAAATTGCGAAAATGTCCGGACAATTTCCGGACAATGTCCGGACAATGTCCGGACTAAAGAAGACAGAAGAAAGGAGAAAGAATACAAGAAAATTCCCCCCCTTAAATCCCCCCCGCAAAAACGCGGGGGGGAGACCATCGATTGGTCGCGGGTGATCTTTCCGGAGGGCTGCGATACGCCGGAGATCCGTGCTGCCATCCTGGAATGGCTGGAGTACCGGCGAAAGATTGGCAAGCGCTACCGGGACCCGGAGAAGCAGATTTCCCTGCTTCTGATGGAGCACGGAGCGGAGATTGTCAAGGCCGTCTGTCATTCGATTGCCCATGGGTATCAGGGGTGCTTTATGCCACAGAAAGGAGGTCATGATGGACATCGAGGCAGCAACTGGGCCGCCGGCCCGGGACAACGGCACCCGGACGACGCCACGATCCAAAGCCGCGGATGGTGACGTAGAACCTGTCGCCCTGATGGATGTCGTTCGCGAGATCGTGGGGCGATTGCCACCGCCTGATCCCGCACATGGGTGGCAGCCTCCCCGGGAGCCGCGCCCGTTGGAGCGGTTTCTAGCCGAATTGGGGCCTCACCATGCAGAGGCGACACTGGAGAATTTTCACCCGCCGAGCAAACAGGCCGAGAAGGCAAGGGAGGCGATTCGCGTCTACGCCGCGAATCTCGATCAGCATGTGAGGGCGGGGGAAGGGATTCTCATGTATGGGCCATCCGGTACAGGGAAAGACCATCTCTTGGTGGCCTTGTCCAAGCTGGCGATCGGCTCGGGGTATCGCCTCAGACGAATTTCCGGGCCCGAATTGTTCCGCATGATGCGGGATGCCATGGCTGACGGCGAGGAATCGCAGCGACTGGACAGCCTGAAGTTTTGGCCGATCCTCGTGTTGAGCGATCCCTTGCCGCCGGTTGGGGCCTTGACTCCCTACCAGGCGTCAGTCCTGTATGAGCTGGTCGATTGGCGGTGGTCGCACAGGCGTCCCATTTGGACCTCACTCAATGTGGCGAGTTCGCAGGAGGCCGACCAGCGGCTGGGGGCAGCGATTGTGGACCGACTTCAAGACCGGGCCCTGGTGATTGCCTGCGACTGGGCGAGTCATCGCAAGGCCAAGACGGTGATCAAGCCCTATGGGACATAAGGGGAGCAGCAACTGATTCAGGCTGATGATGCTATAATAACGGCAACGGGCAGTGATGCCCTATGAAAAAAGGGTTGGGAGCATCAGGATGGCACGGAAGTCCCTCGACCTTCAGCTTGTTGAGCGTTTGGCGGCGATCGGTTGCACGGACCGGGAGATCGCCCTGATCTGCGGGTGCGGCGAGGCGACGATCCAGCGGCAGGGGCGGGAGGCCCTGGATCGTGGTCGGGCCAAGCTCAAAAAGTCCCTCCGTCGCAAGCAACTCGAGCTGGCCCGCAAGGGGAACGTGCCGATGCTCATCTGGCTCGGCAAGCAATATCTCGACCAACGCGATCGACAGGATGTCAACCACAGTGGCGAAGCGATCACGGTCACAGAGCGTATCGTTACCCATCGCCTTGACTCCGCATCAGGCTGAGTTCCTCGATGCCCCGGACGCGATTGTGGGGTTTGTCGGGGGCCGGGGGGCGGGGAAGACGTGGATCGGGGCCTACCGGCTGTGCAAACGGGCGGAGCCTGGTAAGACGTACCTTGTCATTGCGCCGACCTACACGATGCTCCGCGATATCTGCTGGCCGGTGTTCCTCGAGCAGGCGCGACGCCTGCGGTTCCTTCGCGACACGATCCGCAGCCGTCTGGCGGTAATTCTCGGCAACGGGGCGACCATCCTTTTCCGCTCCGCAGACCAACCCGATCGCCTGCGGGGGATCAATGCCGCGGGGGCCTGGATCGACGAGGCCTCCCTTGTGTCCCGCGAGGTCTACGACGTCGTGCTGATGACGCTGCGGCAGACCCCCGGGGCCTGGCTGGCCTGCACGTTTACCCCCAAGGGGAAGAGCCATTGGACCTATGAGGTCTTCGGCGTCCCTCGACCTGGTGTCCGCACAGTCCATGCCCGCACGGCGGAGAACCCCTTTTTGCCCTCCGATTTCGTGCGCCGTGTACAGGACCAGACGACGGACCTGCTCGCGCGGCAGGAACTGGAGGGGGAATTCATCGACCTGAGCGGGGTCGATTGGCCGAGCGAGTACTGGGGCGACTGGGTCCTCGTCGAGCGATTACCGGACCGATCGCGGTGGCTGGCCTCGGCCGTGGCCGTCGATCCGAGTTTGGGCAAAGAAGCCAACGTCGGGGACTACTCGGCCATCGTGTTGGTCGCGGTGTGCGATGATCTGGTTTGGGTGGAGGCCGGCCTAGAGCGTCGTCCGCCCTGGAAGCTGATCCGCGACGTGATTGCCTTTTGCGACCGGCACCGTCCGGACCTGGTGGGTTTTGAGGCCAACCAGTTCCAGGAGCTGTTGGTTCACGAATTCGAGCGGGCCACTGGCGGCAGCGGCCTCAGGTGGCCGGTCTTTCAGATCAAAAACAGCGTCAACAAGCTCTTGAGGGTCCGCCGGTTGGGGCCGTACATCGTCCGCCGCGAGCTGCGGATCCTCGACACCCCCGGTGGGCGGCTGCTCTTGCAGCAACTCATGGAATTTCCCCAGGGCAAGCACGACGATGGCCCAGATGCCTTGGAAATGGCCATTCGTCTCATTCTCGAAACGTCAGGAGGATCGATCCATGACACGTAGTTCCAACGAGGTGACATCCGGTTCTTTGCTTGAAGGCTTACTTCAGGACTTGATGCGGGATGATCCGGCCTGGGCCGAGTTCCTGGGTGGGATCGCCTATCTCTGGCCGCCCTACCGTACGGAGCGGGAGCACGAGCAGATCCGCAACGAGAGCCGCTGGCTGGTGAGTCACCATGCCTTTGCCGCGGCCGCGTTGGAGGTGCGGCAGAGCTACGTCGTGGGCACGGGGCACACCTACACCGTGCGGGCCAAGCCTGGGCAGAACCTTGCGGATGATGTCTTGCAGCGGATTCAGGCCGAGATCGTCGATTTCATCGAGCGGGATCAGTGGCAGCATCGGCAATTGGAGAACCAGTGGCGGCTGGATCGTGACGGGGAGGTGTTCATCCGTCTTTTCGATGTGGACGGTCATTTGGCCATCCGCTATGTCGAGCCGGAGCAGGTGGCCTCGCCG